ATCCAGAAGGAAATTATATGCCATGCGAGAAAATTAGCTAATATCACATTTCGGTGAACTACACTACGATAGAGAAGAATAAGAAAATCGATAAATCGATCTCGCCATATATTCTTTATAGACAAATCGTAGTTACTAAAATCTCCAGCAAGAACAAATCTTTCTTCTGAACCTTTCAAATATGCATACAAATAACCCCAATCTTTAGAATGGGCATTAATGCATATACCAATAGGCGAACGAACAGGATCTTTCGTCGCTTCAGTAAAGAACGCACCCAAATACATTCTTTGTATAATAAATGATGTGAAATCACCTGAATCAAACAGCCGCGTCTCACATTTCGAGTTCTTTTCATGAGATCGAATCTCATCTTTTAATGTCATCTCGAATATGACAGGCATTATATCTCCATTCTCAAAGATCTTAAGATAATAAGCAATATCTTCTACGAGAAGAGGATGGAGTCTACGATTTCCATCAGCGTCAAAGCACAACGCTTTTCTAGTCAAACCGAGCTTTTTCCATCGGTAGCCAGCACTCGTAGTAAAATCAATAGCATCCATATACAATGGTATACCATAAATAGCTTCTTCTTTAGTGAGAACTTTCATTTTAGACAGGTCGAAGCTCTTAGGTAAGACATCCATATATGAAAAAGGAGCATGATCGGTCCCAATATCAAATTGGCGACCAAATTTTAACAAAGCAACATCGCGCGGAGATATCTTCTCTCCATCAATCACGACCGGCTTAAGATGGGCAGGTCCGTCCTCATTAGGTGGCAAGGGCGAATTCCAGTAATAAAAGATAGACTCCACCAAGGACGTCTTATCGGGCATGAACACCGCCATCTTCTTAGGAACACAGCCAAAATTTTCCAATCCAGAGACACACTGCATCTGGACATCCTCTTGAACAGATATAGAAATCGGGTCATGAATCTCAGGATCACCCTCAGTAAAGACCTCAAGATCAGAACGAACAATCATGACTCCATAAGACCGTTGGCCTAAGACTTCACCACCCATATGGATAGCAATGACTTTACCGGTCTCTCGAAGAGAATAAGCCGTTCCACATAGACCCAAGCCTCCTCGAATTCCGTGGAAAACTAAATCAGTCTGAAAAGCATAATCAGTGGTCCCAGACTCAGCTATTTGGCTTTCGTAATTAAGCACTCTCTCCACCCTAAATCCCTGAGAGTCGGGGATAGGACGAAGAGCTTCAATACTCCCCCAATTGGGCAAAGCATCGGCAAAATAAGAGACGATCTTTTTCTTCTCACAAAGACCGGGAAATTCCATCACACGGATATCTCCTCTAATTTCTCCATAATCGATTATCTCAGAATAGGCACGAGTATAATTTCCAACTTTAGTAAGGGTCACGTAGCGAGTATATTCGGGAGTCGTCTCACCGAACGCATAAACCGTATGACCAG